TAGAACCAGAGGCTCGTGATATGTACTGCCTCATGAAAGATGTTGAAGTTCAAGAGGTTGGATTCTGTCTGCACGACACACTGAAAGCAGGGTGTTCGCCAGACGGATTGATAGGTGAGGACGGGGGACTAGAGATCAAAGCCCCTGCCCCTGCCACGCACGTTGAATACCTAAGAGGAGGGGTACTTCCTTCGCGGTATAAGCAGCAAGTGATGGGTTGTCTATGGATAACTCAGCGGGAGTGGTGGGACTTCGTGTCCTATCATCCCAACATGAAGCCCCTGATCGTGAGAGTTGAGCGCGATGAGGAATACATCGCAGCACTGGAGGAGTGTGTTACCAAGGCTGTTAATTTAATTGAAGAAAATGTAAATCAGTTTTTTAACTAGGAGATTGTATGTCTGATTATGATGATACTAACCGTGGCGCATTGTTCAAGAACGAGCGCAAAGAAAAAGAAACGCATTCAGATTATAACGGGACGCTGAATGTAAACGGAGAAGACTTCTACCTCAACGCATGGTTGAAGGAGTCTAAGGCTGGCAAGAAGTTCTTCAGCCTATCCGTCAAGCCAAAGGGGGAGACGCGACCTGCTGCTCCAGTTACAGAAATCTCAATGGAAGATGTGCCATTTTAATTTAACGGGGGCGCAAGCCCCCTACTTGGAGGATGATATGAAAAGACCAGTAAAGAATGTTCAACTTAGATTAGATCAAGTAACCTTTCAATCGCTTAAAGAATACAAGGATATCTGCGGGTTGGCGAATCTTAGTGAAGCAGTTGAGAAGTTAGTTTGGCGCAACCTTCCGCTGGAAGATGAGAAGCCTCAAACAGAATTAACTGTAGAGGAAAATGTTGCTGTGCCAGAAGATAAAGTATCTACTCCTATAGAGGTTTTAGTAGTAGACGACAACATCCCTATGCCAGAAATATGCCACTCTAAGCGGGTACCTTTCTCTCTTGTTGTTGAGAATACATTAAAGAAGATGAAGGTTGGAAGCTCGTTCTTAATCAAAGGCGAAAATCAAAGAAGCATTAGTCTTGGTATTGGTAAGAAGTTAAAGATGACTCTCGCGACTAGACAGACTCCAGACTTTAAGAAGGACAAGAGTATTCGTGTGTGGCGTGTAGCATAGGAGTGGATATGATTCACATAGGTTCAGCAATAAGGAAAGCGCATCAGCAAAAGGGTGTGCTATTCAAGACCGTAGCAGCAGAGATTGATTGCACACCTGCTAACTACGCTCATACACTTGAGCGAGCAAGCATTACTCTGCACAGGTACAAGCAGATTTGCGACTCACTTGAGATGACTATGGATGATGTCTATAAATTAGGAGAAGAGATATGACAATACCAACGCTCCACAACAAAGAGATTTCGGAGCGGTTGGAAAAGGATATTGAAAAATATCTGGGCGCAGGCGGGAAGATCAAGCAGCTTCCCCCCTGCACTTATTCCGACAAGGCAAAGAAAGAATCTATGAACATTATCGGTATGAAGTGGAGGCCGGATAAGGATGAGTAACATGCCGCAAGGAGAGTTCTGGGTAGTGAATAGCGATCACGCTTTGAAGATGTTCGTGGAGCACATGACTACCCTGTATAAAGAAAAAAAGTATCTAACGATCAAGTGGAAAGCGGGGAAGACCCGCACCACTGCGCAGAATAATGCGCTCCATGTTTACTGCCGACTGTTGGCAGAGAAACTAAACGAGTCCTCTTTGGATATGAAGAAGACTCTCAAGCATGATGCAGAGATTCCTTGGACAACTGATCTGGTCAAGGAGTACCTGTGGAAACCGATACAAGTTGCTGTTACTGGTGAGAAGTCTAGTTCAGATGTTACTGCCTACGACTATGACGAGATACACAAGCACCTTAGCCACTTGTTATCGGAGAAGTTTAACATCTACGTTCCCTTCCCCTGTCGCAAATGATTATCTTTGATGACTTTGCGCAAGCATTAGAGGAAGCAGAGTGGTGTGCTCACGATGAACGAGTTGTGTATTATGTCTTTCCTTTCGGGGATAAGTACATGGTACGCAAACGTCACGGGGGCGCACCAAGACCTAAACGCCAACACATCGAGGTTGGGTTCAAGCGCAGAAAGAGAGGACGAAAACCTGATGTTTGAGATTGTATGTATAGCAATGGCGATTTACTTTGAAGCTAGATCAGAACCACTAGAGGGACAGGTTGCAGTAGCGAATACTATTATGAACAGAGTGCATAGTCCTTACTTTCCTGACACTCCTTGCGAAGTGGTAAAGCAAGGCAGGTATTGGATGGGTAGCCCTCTTAGAAACCAATGCCACTTCTCGTATTGGTGCGATGGCAAGCCAGAAACGATTACGGATGAGGATGCTTACACGCAAGCCCTGTCTATCGCGATACACGCTGAGAGATTGTACGATGTAACTGAAGGCTCTACCTATTACCACAGGGATGATGTTAATCCTTATTGGGTTGACGGATTACAGACTCGAAGGCAGATAGGTAGGCATATCTTTTATAAGGAGTGAACATGAGTAATGATATGATGGAAGTGGTACACCAAGCCATTGATGAATTGCAGATCGGTTTGGATAAACTTGATGACAAGCAGGTCAAGGAAACCTACAATGCTTTAGTGGCCTTGCAAATAGAGCTGCATCGAAAGTACACCTCTCACTATACTAAGAGGCTAGGGTTGTATGGAAGCAAAGGATGAGTATGTATTACCAGTCGATGTTGAGATAGCATTACAAGCCTATCCCGTCACCAAGAAAGAGTTCAGTGTTGCGCTACTCAAAATGAGGTACGACAGCATGGACGACAAGACACAGCAAAGAGCGGAGAAAACATTACTATCCCTCAAGGATGGTAGGTTTTGGCGATAAAGCGAGCAGCACCCAGACGAGCCAAGAGAAAGTCTACACCCAAGACGAAGACCTCCGCACAGTTAAAGCAGGATTGCTACAAAGCTGTACAAAAATTAGCCAGACTTGCCGCATCGGACGACAATGGCTACTGCTCATGCGTATCTTGTGGTGTGACCAAGCACTATAAGGATATGCAAGGCGGTCATTTCATACCAAAGGGTAACTCATCCTACTGGGCATTGGAGATTGAGAACGTACATCCCCAGTGTGCCGCCTGCAATATGTGGGGAATGAAGCACGGGTCTGCTGCTCAGTCGTACACGCTCTTTATGGAAGATATGTATGGCAGAGACTTCGTGCAAGAGATGATCGCTAAAAAAGCGACACCAGTTAAGAGATACAAGGCCGACTACGAAGAGATACTGTCAGAGTTTCTAAAGCTGATTGAGTATCACGAGAAGAGGATCGCATGAGTAAAGTCATAAACATTTATCCTGTGTCCGTAGATGAGTTGAACGTCTGGCTTGAAGATGCAATCTATAACTCAGAAGGCCATGATCGTAACGTCATCGGGACAATCGGAATCATGCTGGAAGACTTCAGTATGTTTATTCACAGCAGCGATGAACTCAAGAAGCAGTTCATTGAGTACCTTGAGATAGCAGAGAAGCAAGGAGAGGAGATACATTGAAATCAACAGACTACCAAGTGGCAGGTGCTCACTACCAGAAGCTAAAGATTCAGCCTATTGAATACATCATGGCTAACGAGTTGGGTTTTTGCGAGGGCGCTATTGTGAAATACATCTCGCGATGGCGGGATAAGGGAGGAGTGGACGACCTTCGCAAGATAAAGCAGTTCTGTGAATTCTTGATTGAAGAGGAGCTGAAAAGAAAGCCCCTCCCCACGATGGAGGAGAGGCGTTTACCGAGGGGTTAGTTTTCTCTTGCTCGTTCTTTAGCTTCTCTCTCAAGGAACTCTTCCTTGCCGCCGCCAAACAAGTTGTACATTGTCCTGCCAGCAATGGGGATGTTGCGCATCCACTTCATAGATACCTCCCCTTCAATCCTTGCTTTGTTCAACGCCATAATATCTTTCGAGATATTAGTATACGCTGACAAAGGGGGAGCCGCAGCTTCTGTGGCTAGACCTACCCAGTCGCCAGTTCTAATTGCGTTCTCTGTGGCATACCGAGATGTTAATGCAAGGTTCAGCAT